GCTCTTGCTTGCACATCCGACTGATGCGAGTGCCATCATAATAATTGCTACAAATTTCATTCTTTATTTTCTCCTTTTGTTTGTGTTGGTTCGTCTATGTAGACTTCTTTGCATTTTCCACACACATGATCATCTTGCATGATACGATCATGTAATTCTTCTTCAGTATCATAATCATGATCTGATATAGCTCTGCACGTACATATTATCATTTTATTGCGTATTTGTCAAGGAATTTCTTCAGGTTGTTGCCATACATTTTGGCCGCAACTGCTTCTTTGCTATCAAAAAACACTAATTTTTCTGGAAGTTTTTTCGTTCCCAGAATGTAATATGGGTGCTGAAGCTTCTGGTCTAACATAAGGATAGTTTTTAGGGTAAGGTCATTCGGATCAACATTATAATCGTAATGATCCATGTAAAGATTCTCAACCAGAATTCTATATCCTTCATCCGTTAGCCTCAGTCCACCATCTTTGCGCGGATTATACCACCATGATCGCAATGCGTCCTCGGTGGATACATCCAATTCTACTGGTAATAGTCCCACTAAGTGCGTGGTTAGCTTATGCTTGTCCCGCATTTTTGGGTTTCGTTACCGGGGCCATTTCACTAACCTCAAAGTCATTGGTCTTAAACTTGACATTCAATTTCTTAGCCAAATTTAGTGCATGACCACGGACCGGGAGTATTGATCAAGTGGTTCAGTGTTCGTAAATTGATCGGATTCCCCTTATATAACACAGCGTAGATGGCTTCTGCCTCTAACACTTGCAATGAAAAATAAGTCCTTGGATCAATTTGTTCTATTAAAATATTGGGTTTTGGTCGTGCCATGTAGTATTTATGTCAGGACTTAAATGACCCGCCACTAATACGAATTTCAGTAACTTCTTCTGTCTGCTTCGTCATCAAGGCTTCTTTGTGCTCTTGTAATTCATTCAGTAGTCTTGTGATGTCGGCATGCAGGTCTTTGGCGTCCGTAATGCTCATGGTAAAGTCCTTTGCATTACGGGCCTCAAACCCACGAAGGCGGTCAACAAACTTCTTAATATGAAGGCTCATATTAGAAGATGACAACGATGGCGACTGCCACGGTAAATGCCACACCGAAAAGTGCAAGGTTAAGATACAGTCTTTGTTTTGATGTTAAGTTGCTCATTCTGGTTTCACCACTTTTGAAAGATCAACGCTTTCTGCGTTAATGTATTTACTTAAGTCTGGGGCCACCCACCCTTCTGGCTTCAGTACCTTGCCATCTTCACGCTTCCTGACCTTTCCAGTGGTAGGATCAATCTTCGCAAGATTGGTTCCGATTACCTCGTTCCAGCCACCGTCTGCGTCAGCAGGAAGTGAGTGGATTGCTCCGATAATTACGACAATCATATCCAACAACGCATCCAGCACTTCTACCGGATCATTGTCATCAATCGCATCGTATAGTTCTATGTATTCTTCCTTGATCAAATTTAAGTGCATTGAAAACTGGTTGGCATTGAATACGCCAACTGTCTGATCACATGCTGTCATGAATTTATCTTGATCTTTAAAAACGCTCATATTTCTCTCTATGTTACTTAACTCACTTCACAACCAAGGATGCGTAATTCTCTACGTAATGACCTTGCGTCTTCTCGGTTGTTCATTTTCAATGTTGTTCTTCCGACTCTGCTGTTATCCCACGCATCCTTTGCTTCTCTGAGACCAACACCCGTGTGGCTACGAATAGTTTTGATTACACTAATTGCGTTGCCATTTTCTGCATCACCCGCTCTAAATGACACCATGCCGCTATCTCCGGTGAGCATCTTGAAAAGGATTTGACCACGGATCTCATCCCCGATAATTGGACCCAGTGAATCCCAAATCTCCATCGCTTTGTCTTGTCCATAGTAACGGGAAAGACTTTCCAAGAATTGGATTCCATCATGAATTACTTCTTCAAATTCAATATTGCTCATTTGATTCCGCTTCTTCTTTAGTGAAAAATGGGCCTACGTAATCGTATCGTTGTAGTACGATTAGCTTAGGACTGTTGATAACTTTCCAATTTTTTCCACGCTTGACTTGATACCACCCAGCCGCAAACCAACTCTTACTCTTGTCAGATTTGGTATATAATGGTAGTTTTCTAGTAACATCCCATACTGGATTAGTGACTTTCCCGGAAGCTTGATATCCATTGACTGTCTTCGGATCTGGTTTCCTAGGGCTTCCAAGAGATGATTCAAATCTGATATCTACGCCTTGTTCAACCATTTTTATCGTCTTGAACTGAACGACTTGGTTGTTGATCTTTACTTGGTATCCGCCATCAAGAGCTTCAACGTTTCCTACCTTTTTATTGTTCTCCTGAAGAACCCAAAACTTGTTATCAATGATCGGTTTAGCGATAATTGTCATTTACTGTGATTCCGTTTCCTCTTCATTCAAAATCCCTTTATACGTCATATTCATCCATCTCGCAAACTGCTCCAAGAATTCACTGCACTTAAGCAGATCATACTTGCCACAGAACTTCATAAAATGAATCCCGACTAACCCTACATCCTTGTGAGAAATTTGTTCTCTAATTGATTTGTCAACCTCAACCTTAACATCCTCTGGCTGTGCTGTCAAGTCAATCAATGAACGATTTCGTTCATAGTCATCAAACACCCTGTGTTCTACACCGTTATGGTCAATCCACCGCTGTAGCATCAGGTTATTCCAATTGTATCCTTTCTTTTCACGATCTCCGAAGGCTTCTTGCAATCCTACCTTGTTTTTTGTCCCTTTTGTTCTGACGCCGGGATACGCACTGAAAATATTATCAGACGTGTCACCACGCATACACTTTTCAAAGAGCAACCAAGATGGATTTGGTGCCGCCATTGGTGCTTTTGTCTTTGAATTGATAACGGGATTACCCCTGTCATCAAATACACCCTCAATTGTTATCAAATGATCCTTAATGCCATCATACTGTTTTACATTTTCAGAAACCAGTTGCACAAAATCGGTATCACCACTAACAATGATATGCTGGTCCTGTGGGTGCAATGCAATCCACCTAGCAATAACGTCATCGCCCTCTGCAATCGGACACCGAATAACACTACAGTTTGTCTTTTCGTTTAGAAAACCAGCAAGATTCTCGTAAGTTTCCCAGAAGAGAGCATCTTCTTCTTTTTCTTTTTCGGTCAATGCCGCATATGCCACTGCACGATTTTTCTTGTACGGTGGGTATGCTTCCTTCCTCCAAGACTTTCCTTCAAGTGTGAAGACAATATGATCTGCATTGAATCGCTTGGCCATTTTGTTAGCCGACATCAATGTGACGTGCAGGGACAACCCGAGCTTAGTCCAAATGTCGGACTTCTTGGGTGAAGAATGTCTTGCCCGAAAGAAAAGATTCGGTGTATCAATTATTAGGTATGTTTGACTCATGGGATTATTATACACGATTGATGAGAATGGTCAATCAGTTTGGTATAAAATTGTTGTCTAATAGGTATTTATACATGAAATCTGACCACTTCCTGTGGCCTTCGCCATTGAAATGCCAAGAATGTGGGTTCACTGGGTGACACCCTTGCTTTCGCAAAACTGTGTCGTATGTGTGGTCAACATCATATGGATTCATATAGTTTACGCCCCAGTCATATCGGTCCTTGATTGATCCGAAGTGACTATTGCCATTGAAAAACACATGTTTGATATTCAGATGCTTGAGGTACTGGTGAAATTTCCAGACCGTATCGTGTGCCTCGTTCGTTTTTTCGTTCCAGTCTATGGAAATGACAAATTCTTTGTATGCTTGATGATGAGATTCGGGGACGACATCAATCCCACTGGCATTGACTTGGTAATAGATATCATCAATCAGCCACTCTTCGCGCTCCCATGTTGACAATTGGATCAACAACAACACATCCTCTAATGATTTCTGTCTGTTGATCCATCGGTAAGTGGTTCTTAGTATTCTGCTGTTACTACTGGCACTTTCTGCAAGACATACAAACTCAGATCCAAGAGAATCAGCTAGCACTTTCCCCCAACTATACTGTAGGTTTTGTGGGTGTGGCAATCTACCAAGATTTTCAAAATCTGGATCATCTTCCGCAAAAGCAAACGGAACTACTGCTTCTGCCGCCGCCGTATGACTATCACCATTGACTACTAAAATCATGGCACTGATGGAATTTTCATCATGACAAACGTAGCTTTCTTAGGACTAGCAATCGTTATACGGTATAGGCTGTATTTTACAGTATCTATGCGCCATTCATCACTTCCCACAGCGGAATGCAACCAGTATCTTCTCGGACAGATATCTTTCTCTAAAATGGAAACAATGGTATCCAATTTCATGTCAGAGTAGAATTTGGTCATTGGACCTCAGTCATTCCGTCGCCAATGTTACGTGATTGAACTACTCGGTTAGGGTTCATTGCTTGAACCTGCTCCCAAGTTTCCAGTGCTACATTCCGGCAAATAATCTGAAACCAACGCTCTACGATTTCGGAATCAGTGTCGTTTGGTTTCATCTTGTAGCCAGCCCGAACGAGATCAGCAACAAACTTGTCATTCCAATCTAGTTCAAATGACCCTTCTCCCAGATTTTCATAATTCACTGACATGTCAATGATATTGACATATGGCTCATTATTCTGTGTGGCTATCTCTTTTGGAGATAGCCTTTTCTCTTCGGTAGGAGACTTTTCTTTTTTTATAAATTTATTTTTTAAGTAATCAAACATATCCAAAATTCCTATCATGTCAAACATATCTATCATATGCAGTTTAAGACGCCTTCTGAGAATGGTCTTGGTGAATACTCTGGCATGATGGAGCGTAACTTACTAATGTCAGGCTGTCTGCGCTTGGTACTACCCTCTTTACCTTCAATCTGTGTCCATTTTACATCAGTGTGGCCAGTGGCCTGTGCAATGA